CAAAAACGAATTGGCGCTGTTTCTCCAAAGCATCAATCTGCCTTTGCGTAGCGCTTTTAATTGCATCTGCACTAATTGCGGCGGAAGCTACCTGCCCGGCTGCGGAAAATATCTCACTCATAAATCCTGTGTGTAAACGCTCTCTGTCAATTTAAATCCGGCGTTCTCATAAGCTCTACACATTTTTTCATGGTTGAGGTTTGCGTGAGCCGATGAAGACCGTTTTTTGCATCCTGATAATTCAGAGGCAATCTGAAACGCTCGAAATAATTTAATCGGTTTATCAGTTCCACGAATGTGAGGAAGCGCAAGCCAGAAATAGACCAAACCTCGCATGTCTCCACTAAATAAGTCTGGAGTAAAAATAGCTCCCAATACACAACCTTCGTCCGTCCAAGCGCGCGCCACACCTAATTCCATAAGATGACGCCAATGTGGAAAGAAGTAGCTACCGTCGAACGATACGCCCGATTCGCGGCTGATATATTCGAAAATCGGGGCGAGTCGTTCTGTAAATTCAATAGACTTAAGTTCTTTCACTTGTAAATTAGTGCGATTTAAACTTAGGTTTTAACCAAAGTCCAGAGAGCTAAAGATGGGGGATACGGCACAGGTGATGCGCCGTCGATTTTCACTCCATCAGTTTCACCAAACGTTTCAAAGGCTTTACGCACTGCCACATTAGGAGAAACCGTCAGCGGATCACTTCCATCAGCATTGGCAGCCGCTTGGAGCAAATAACGACCCCGCAAATTAGCATTTCCAGCGCCAAGTAGTATCCAACCCGGATTATGCGTCAAAGCATCCTCCAAAGTATTATAAGCAACGAACTTTACATCTCCGGGAATACCTGAAACCGTTCTCCAATCTCCACGTTCCCACCAAATCAATGCTGAAATATCTGAGTCATAATACTGTTGGAATTCAACCGGATTAGCCGGTCTATTCTGAGTGTTACCAGATGTAACTATTCCGAGGAACGGCACCCATCCCGCTCCATTGAAAATATACCAGCCAATAGGAGAACCTATGCTAGGATCAGCTTCGGTTTGATCTTTTGTAGTGCGAAGCCAAACTGGAGGATCGCTAGTTATAGGAGTGGACGCCCCCACACTGAACCACTTAGTTTCTGAATCTGATATATCAAGCGGCACATAGCGCTTGATGTTCGGGTCAAAAACATACCATTTAGTGCCGTCTCGAAGCCATGGCCCCACATTAGAGGTTGGTTCCACATCGCCAATGAAAATGAAATTAGTTCCGTTAGGCGAAACAATCTTCATTCTTTTTACGAGCGCATCGGCCCAATCTTGTGGCGAACCTTCGAATGTCGCCGGAAGTTTTGCTGCCTGAACTAATAGATTCGTATCTTGGAGTGCCATAAATTTTTAAGGGACAGTCATCAGGTATCCGGTAGTTACACCATTGTAAACTCCATATCCCGCAATTTGTTTATTGTCGTTAATGAAAAGGGCATCGGTAAGACGAGTCCACTGTGCCGGTCCAGTTTGAGCAACCGGGATTAGTGAAAATAAATCGTAAGTCACACCGTTACGATATAAAAATGCAGTGAATTGAACTAAAATGGCGTCCGACATTCTACCCACAATATCACCGGCAGAATTGACATCGTTGGCAAACCCATAATTCAATGTCGGAAGTCCCGGAACAACCTGAACCCCCGTAGCCTGAGTCCACATTCTTGGTTGACTGGAATATGCGCCAACAACCAGCTTAGAATTATTTATTGAAAACGGTATGATCAAACCAATGTCAGCACTCGAAGCTCCGGTTCCGCTTTGATTTAAGAATCCTCGATCAACTCCACCAATAGTATATGAACCGGCTATGTGGCCCGATTCATTCATAGCTAAAGGCAAATTACTAGCACTAACGGAGGCTCCGAGTGGTAAAATGTTTTCTAATAGAAGCAATTCAGCCGTGTATCGATAAACTCCTAAATTAGGTGCAAAATTATCAAACGCCGACAAGATGTGATTTGAACCCACCTTAGCAATATTGCGCACACGCGCATTTGATATTCCCCCGCCTCCCCAACTGGCTGCTGACACAAATAAATGATTCACTCCATCGTAATAGCCCTGATTACAAACAATCCAATCATCTTCAGTCATTCTACGACTGGCATTAGTTACAAATGAAGCTCCGTGTGCGAACGTAGTTCCAATCGTAAAATCAGTAGAAGGATAAATTTGAAAAATTCCTTTATTAAAACCAAATCCATCATTTTCACTGGCAAAATGTAATGAAGTATTACAAGCATACGCGGCTCCGAAAGTCGTGCTCGGTAATTCAGTCAGCGGAGTTAAAATATGATTGTAGAAGAAGCCAGAAGTTGCTAAAACGTCAATCGCTAAAATACCATTTGAAGAGAGATCGTTTATATGTGTGACATTAACAACTTCGATAGTAACCGGAAGAGGCGGCGGTGCCGGATTGACCCCAACATTGATGGGGTCACTCAGTTCAGATTCACCATCCGTTGTAATAGCCGAAATTCGATAATACCCTTCATCGCCATCGAAAAAGTTATCCTGAATACACTCGGCAACAACGATATAATCGCCGAATGGATTAAGCTCATCGACGGCTTTGTAAACTGTATAACAAAGCGCTCCGGGATAGTTGTCCCAAGCCAGATGGAAATTATGTCCCGAACCTGAAATGATAAACCCGGAGGGGGACTTACGTTTTCCAATCGGTTCTAATACTATAACCGGACCTGCCGAACTGGAAAAATTAACTTCACAAACGGGAGGACAGACGTAATTCAACTTAGGTCTTCGCAATAAAAGTGTATCAAGAACTGATCTCACGATTCACTCCCGCTTAAAGTTTTTGGCAATTTCTGTAACAGTTCGGCTTCTGCTGCGCGCGTAGCAATACGCTCAGCAACTCGATCTGCCGTGGCTTGGGAAATGATGCTTTCTGCAAAACCACTTCCTACAATTGAAATTCCCTCCTGTGTTACGGTAATGCTCTTGAAAGAAGTGAAATAGGAAATCGTTCTCGACATTAAAAGATTGTTGGCTGTTTCCAAGTCTGTATCTGTTGCTCCAGCGCCATCAAATCGAATGACATTAAACTGTTTTTCACTTTTGCAGGCGTCAGGATCGGCGGGAAATTGTTCTGGCGATTGAAAGGCGAGAGTCCTGATCCACCTAATTGTGGCCGGGCCTTGACCGACAATTAACAATTGAAAACTTTCATCTAATGATTCTTTATCGTTGGATTCGACCGCACAAGTTCCTGAATCTAATTCTGGAGATATTTGATTAGCATCTTCTGATCTGAGTTTTCGGGCTTGAGCTTTATATCCAAACAATCGACTAGATGCGGTTATGAGACGATCAAATCTTACATTACCGCGTTCCACCGAAATCCGTTTTCCCAAGATTTGTTTATAAGCACCGCGCGCTCCACCAGCATAAAAGATTCCAAAATCTAAATCTTCTTCAACCGCTGTCAAAGAAACTTCAGCCCATTGGAAAAGGCAGTTGGACCCCGGATTTTTTTCAACTCTCGAAGATTCTCCGAAATATCCACGGGACTCGACTGCCCACGTTATCGGGCAACCGTTGTCCAAACGATCAGGAGTAAAACATTCCCACAATCTGTTTTCTCCATCTTCATCCGTGGAAACATGATAGATTCGTTCCGTGCCAGCTACGGTTCCATAAACCCATTCGACTGGGCGGGTTCCAAGCCAATAGCCCGCCCATGACGGTGCTGAATTATCTGTTATAGTTTCTAAGCTGGCATGATTAACCACCCAAGTATGTTTATTGAAAAGATCATCTGCTGGAACACTCATCAAAATATAATTCCCGAAAGCTCCACCGGCCACTAGAGAAAGATCATCTCCAATTCGAGTCTTACTAATCATCATTTCATTATCCCGAATAGGAATTCGGGAAGAAATTTTACCAGCTACTGCGGCATCGAACCAAAAGAATCCTGAAGGAGCATACCAAATTATTTGTCCGAAATGCGAAATAATTGAACGCTGAGATGAACACCCGATCTGAAAAACTTCTTTCTGCATGCTTTCAGTTGTGGGCCACAAATCTCGATTTCGAATATTTGCTTCGATAATGCTGCAATCGTTTAGAGTCCAAACTACGAGTTGTGGAAATTCCAAACTAGGCGTTCGGGCCATAGCTGTAACTTCAGTTGCAAAATTGAAAGCATCTGTTCCGCCTAAGTAGACCGTTTCTCGGAACGAAAACGGATTAGCTATGTCGCTGGCAAACACTTTAGTTCCGGCAGCAACCCAAAGTCGATCACCGACCCAAGACATCGAAGCTCCGGCAGGAGTTTCAAATAGGTTATCCCGAACATGCCCGGAATTAGAGCCATCAAACCACGCTGGAGCAGTAAATCCCCCGTCTTGAATGAATAGAACTATTCGTGGATCAATCACTTCGATAGCTGAAGAAAAATCTGTAGTAATCCTGCGCGCGGATTGAATCGTTAGTTGCCAATAAATTTGCTTGGCCGAAGGAGACATTAAAACATTCGGAACAACTTTAAATTCCGTAAAAGGATAAGAGGCTACGTATACTATTCCCGAAATACACACTAGAAGCTGCTCCAAACCCACTTTGGGACGAAAAATAGTGGCACCCTGAAGTTTGCCTGCCGGAAACTTAACAATACATCTATATCCGGGGCGACATGAAATCACTCCACCCGTGTTGATAACATTGACGCCCATCCAATAATAACCCAAAGGCAAAACGCCGGGATCACTATCGGATTTAGCGCCTCGAAAGAACGTTCCATCGAAATCCGATATTCGAGAAAAATCTGTCTTGTCTACTCTCATTGACTTTGTTATCGAATATCGTAATCGCTCTTGTCCCTTGGATTATTTCGATCAATAACTTGAATTGGAGTATACGTAAGCGGCTCAATTTTTTGTTGGGCTTCAATCTCCATTCTCGCCGCATCTGCCTCAAAAGCATGGGCGTCTGCAATCTGAAGATCGTGATAATGTTTACGAGCTTGCACCGCCATCAAAAATGCCATCCGACTCTTGAGTGGAATATGATCAAATCGGCTGGTAAAAGCGGGCGAAGTTTTCATATACGCCACTCGAACCCAATCACAACTACGATTGAGTTTAATTCTACGATACTGTGGAAGAGTTTCATCCGGCTCGTAGACTCCAAGGGTGGTTCCAGTATTGCCAGAATCGTCGATGGTCGAAAGCCTAATCGTTCCCACAGAAACTTCTTTAAAGACACCAGTTATTCTAGCGATGATAGGAGCCGTAGTATCGGGCATAGCTATTCCATAAATCGTAGGAATTTGAATTCCATCCATCCAAGTATCTCCGACCTGTCTTCGAAGTTTGTTTCCTTTATCATCATATCCATAAACGATAAGCTGTTTGTCGTTATCATCCGCTGTTTGTAGATATGCAACTAGTTTGGATGGTTTAATCAAATCTCGAAAAGTAAAATGCCAATTGCCCTGATCTTGCCAAGACCAGTCGCAAGTATTTCGGCAATCGCCGGGACCGTTTAAATGGAAATTAAAAAGTTGACCGAATCCAAGAGTGGGATGTCCTCCAACATTAACTCCGAGAATAAGCTCGATCTCGCGCGGTAATGTAAAGCATCGACTTCCGCACGTAGGAGAATTGCAAGGAGATTGCCCGCATTTGCATCCAGTCGTGCAAATATCAATCCAACCTTTTAAACCTTCGAAGTCCGCCTTATTGACAATCAAAGAGGCAGCATCGCCAAGCCATCGGAATAATTTTTTATCGTCGCAATTACCGATGATGGCTTTTGCTTCATCGTAAATATCATCCACTCGAAACATGATTTATTCTTTCTCTCCCTCATCTTCTTCCTCTTGTTTTACTCGCATGAGTTGATCGAGAATATCATCAAGAGCATGCTCCCCATCTTTGTAAGATTTAGTAGGAGCGCTCACTTTTCCAGAAACATCTGAGATTTCTTGAATCTCAATATCGCATGAATAATAATCACCATTTTCGTTCTCTTCCTCAACTTCACGAACTACTTTGAATTTTACAGTCATTGTTCCAGTTTTCGGAAGGTCTAAGCTTTCCGCACCAGAATAGTGAAGAACCGGATAAATTTTCTTATTGTCGTTGTGCTCAGGATTCGTGACTACCGCTGTCGGTAAATCCCCGTATTTTTCTTTCGACGTAGCGCCTAAATCAATCTTGTCATTCATATCAATAAGTGTGTTGTGGTTGAAGGTTTTAACACCATTAAGCTAAAACAGAAAATCCGAAATCACTAACTTCTATGTTGGGGATTCCACTCCAAAATAAGTTAATTGAATCGAGCGTTCCATCCGTGCCTTCATTTACCGCTATTGTTTGATCCGTTCCTACGGCGTGATTGCTCAAACTTGGAGTAACCAACGCCATCTGAGTTAGAAAATCGGAAGCAGTGGGATCGCTAACCGATAGCGCTGTTCTGAAAAATCCATTTATGGTATAA